GGGAAAATTGCACAGAACGCTATTAGCAAATTGCAGAAACCTTAATTTAAGAAATTACTATGGCAGAAATACAAGCAATGAATATGGTCGATGCGACCAGTGCTATCTCGGCAATGTTAGCCCCCGAAAAGGGACAAGCAGAACTTGACGAGACGCAGCCAGTCGAGGAATCCGAAGAGGAAACCGAGACAGCGGCTTCTGAGGAAGATGACTCTGGTGTGGAAGACGCGCCAGATGATGAAACCTCAGAGGAACAGTCCGAAGAACAGGAAGAGACCGAAGAGGGCGAACAGCCACAGACTTTCACTGTCAAAGTTGACGGCAAGGAAGTTTCTGTCACGCTAGACGAACTCCAAAAGGGCTATTCCAGAACTCAGGACTACACTCGGAAAACGCAGCAGATTGCCGAAGTGCGAAAGCAAGTCGAGCAAGAGACATATGCAGTCCGAGCCGAGCGTGAGCAATACGCTCAATTGTTGGGAGCATTGCAAACCCAGCTTCAGTCTTCAGAGCCTCAGATCGATTTGGAGCGCCTCTACCATGAGGACCCAATCGAGTGGGTGAGGCAAAAGGAAGTCATGCGGGAGAGACAAGAGAAATTAGGTGCTATTCAGTCCGAACAGCAGCGACTCTCTCAAGTGTCCCAGTATGAACAGCAGCGCGCCATGGAAGCCCAACTTGCCAGCCAGCAAGAAGCTCTCTTGGCAGCCTTGCCCGATTGGAAAGACCCCAAGAAGGCAAAGGCCGAAAAGGCGCTGGTGATTGAGTCTGCAAAGGCAGCAGGCTTTACCGATGAAGACTTGAAGAGCGTTTACGACCACCGACTGGTTTTACTGCTGCGCAAAGCGGCACTGTTCGACCAGATGGTAAGTAAACGCCAAGGCATTAAGCCTGTGGTGAACAATGGCCCACGAACAGCCAAGCCTGGTGCAGCTGGTCGGGTTTCGACAACAACTGAGGGTATGCGAGCAAAGCAGCGTCTTGCAAAAACTGGCCGTGTCGATGACGCGGCTTCTGCAATTGAACTTTTATTGAAATGAGGAAATTATGGCTATTGTTAGCAACACATTCCTGACTTACTCCGCAAAGGGTATTCGGGAAGATTTAAGCAATGTGATCACAAACATTGCGCCTTAACTTGAGGGCCGTTGCAGAGTAATTTGCAATTGACACTAGGAGAATTGCTGGGAACCCCTAACGGATAGGCAGCCGAGGGCAATCAGCAGCCGAGCCTCGAAAGAGGAAGGTTCAACGACTAGATCGAAAGATCGTAGGGCCAAGTGGCCCGAAGCACCTAGCCCCACGAAAGTGGGTGAAGATATAGTCTGATCTGCATAGAAATATGCAGTCCCGTAAGGGAGGCAAGGTCTAACGAACCTTGCTCAACATAGATGGAAGAAACGCCTTACATGAGCAACATTGGCCGTGAAAACGTGTCAAACAGCTTGTATGAGTGGCAGACCGATACATTGGCCGCAGCTGCTGCCAATGCCCAGTTAGAGGGTGACGATGTTGCATCGTTTGACGCTGTAACTGCTACTGTGCGTTTGCAAAACTACGCACAGATTTCACGCAAGACAATCATCTTGTCAGCCACTGAAGAAGTGGTGAACAAGGCTGGTCGTCGCAGCGAATTGGCTTACCAGATCGCAAAGCGTGGCGCTGAAATCAAGCGCGATCAAGAATTCTCCATGCTGAATGGCGCTATTGCCGCAGCTGGTGATTCGACAACTGCCCGTACTACGGCCTCTTTGGGAGCGTTTGTGAAAACAAACACCGACAAAGGCTCTGGCGGTGCTGACCCATCTTACACAACGCTGCCAAACAGCGCCCGTACAGATGGCACAGTGCGCACATTTACTGAAACCATTCTCAAGAATGTGATTCAGAAAGTGTGGACTGCTGGTGGTACACCTAAGATTTTGATGTGCGGTCCTGTTAACAAACAGCGCGTGTCAGGTTTCTCTGGTATCGCTTCCAGCCGTTTCAACATTGATGGAGGAGCAAAGCCTGCAACCCTAGTGGGTGCGGTCGATATCTACGTTAACTAATGGCGTCGATAAGCAGTAATGCTTATTTGTAACTAGGTGAATTCGGTGAACCTCCTAACTGTCAAGCCGGACAAAGGACAATACCGAGCCAAGCTGAGAAATCAGAAGGTGTAACGACTAGAGGCGGGAGCCTCGTAGGACCAAGCGGTCCGAAGTGCCTAGCCCCTCAAAGTGAGGGTGAAGAGATAGTCTGATCTACCAGGTAACTGGTAGCCTCGAAAGAGGGATGAGAGAATAGCGAATCTCATTTAACATTGATGCAGTGATTTCGGCAATGTGCAAGTGATTGCAAACCGCTTCCAGCGTGAGCGCGATGCATGGGTGATTGACCCTGACTACGCCAAGATGACAGTGCTGCGCCCTTACGCACAAGTCGAATTGGCCAAGACTGGTGACGCTGAAAAGCGTATGCTGATCGCTGAGTGGGGTCACAAAGTTACGGCTGAAAATGCCCATGGTCTGGCAGCAGACTTGGTTACTTCTTAATCGAAGGTAAACGGAAAGGGCCAGGGAAACTTGGCCCTTTTTTTAAATGATTCACAAAAGACTACTGAGCGAAAACAAAGATCAAGGCATCAAGCGCTTCTGGCATGAGAATGCTGAAACTGGCGATGTGACCATTGAGACCCAGCAAGATGTGACTGCGGTGGTGGAGGCCAACAAGGCCATCTATAACGCTGTGGATGAGAAGGCCAACTGGACTGGCGAATGGCACTTGGTGGCATCTATCCCCGAATCCCTTTTTTATAAGATGAAGGCCGAGGGCAAGATCGATGATCAGGAATACATGAAACGCTGGCTCAACGACAGCGACAACAAATTTTTTAGAACTAGACCTGGGAAAGTATGAACTACATTGCTGTATGCACCCCTGCCCGTGATCAAGTCCACACCAACTATTGCTATTGCTTAGTCAATATGGTGGCGTATCACACAATCAGCACTGATGATGCAATCAGTCTGAAACTGATGCAAGGCACGATTCTCCAAAACCAAAGGGCTGACCTTTGCTTGGATGCGATGGCCGAGGGCTGCTCACACATTCTCTTCATTGACTCGGACATGACATTTCCCCAAAACATGGTGGGAAGGCTCTTGGCCCATGACAAAGACATTGTGGCCGCCAACTGTGCCAGGCGCAGAATGCCAACTGGCCCAACGGCCCAGAACTATGACGAGAACGACAAACGAATCCCCGTCTTTACCATGCCAGATTCGACTGGATTGGAAGAGGTGGGAAGCATTGGAACGGGCATAATGCTGATCAAGCGCAAGGTGTTTGAGGGTATGTCTGAGCCATGGTTTGATATGCCTTGGCAGACAACACGGGGCTATATGGGTGAGGATGTGTTCTTTTGTAGGAAAGCCAGAGAGCTGGGCTTTAAAGTCTACATCGACCACGATGTCTCGCATGAAATTGGCCACATAGGCACTTTTGAATTTGGCCACCCACACACTTGGATTGTCAAAGAAGAGATGGAAAAAGAGATGGAAAAAGAGATGGAAAAAGAGGCGAAAAATGGCACTTAGCACCTATGCAGAACTGAAGACATCCATTGGTGACTGGCTTAATCGGTCGGACCTGACTTCTGTCATTCCCGACTTTATCTCTCTGGCCGAGGCACAAGTTGAACGCACACTGCGCACCAGGCAAATGATTGTCAGGGCCAATGCGTCTTTTGATGCGCAATATGGTGCTGTGCCAAGTGACTTTTTGGAGACTAAGTCTTTGAAGCTCACAAGCACAAACCCGCAAAGCCCATTGTCATTCTTGAGCATTGATGCCTTGGACACTGAAGCAAACAAATTCACTGGCAGCGGCAAACCCAAATTCTTTGGCATTGTTGGCGGCCAGTTTAGACTGGTCCCAACACCAGACGCAAATTACACGACCGAGCTAACCTATTACGCAAAGTTGGCAAAGTTATCAAATGCCAATACAAGCAATTGGCTTTTGACATCAAACCCAGACATTTATCTGTATGGAGCATTGCTCCAGGCTGCACCATACTTGCAAGATGATGCGAGAATCCAGACATGGGCAACACTCTATGAGCGCGCCTTGAACGATTCACAAACTGCCGATGATCGAAGTGCATCTTCTGGTGGTGCATTACTGACCCGTGCAAAGACTTTTGGATAAGGACTAGACCATGTCATCTTTCAGCGACTACACCGAAAACCTAGTTTTAAATTTTCTATTTACAACTAACACGGCCACGCGCCCCACTGCCTGGTATGTTGGCCTTTTTACGGCTGCACCGAGCGACACGGGTGGTGGCACTGAGGTGTCTGGCAGCGGCTACGCACGGGTGGTCACTGGCACGATCTCAGGCTCTGGCACGGCCACGACATTCACCAATGCAGCGGCCATCGAGTTTGCAGCTGCTTCTGGCGGTAACTGGGGATCAGTAGGCTGGGCTGGCATTTTTGATGCAAGCACATCCGGCAATCTATTAGCCTGGGCTCCACTCACCACAGCGCGCACCATCAATGATGGTGATGTCTTGCGCATTCCAGCCGCATCTTTGAGCATCACATTGGCCTGATATGGCAGCCTATGGATCGGGGAATTTTGGTGTTGGCCAATACTCTGATCCGAGGGTAGGCTACGGCTACGGCTCCTACGGCAAGGGCAACTACTCCAGAGGCACGTTTGAGCCTCAAGTAATCATTACAGACACCAGCACCATGGCGGTGGCTGGAACAACTGTTTCTAACGCCCAATTTGAGATTTTTGACCAGTCCACTATGGCGGTGGCTGCGACCAGGTATGTCTCGGCTGCAATAGCAATCACGGCCACCAGCACAATGACTGTGCAGGCCAATGAGATATTTGATGGGGCAATGGCCATCACTGGCACAAGCACCATGGCCGTGGCGGCCAATAGACTCACAACTGCATCAGCCACAATCAGCGACACATCCACCATGGCTGTGGATGGTGTCAGGTATGCGATAGGCGAAGCCGCCATTAGCGACACCAGCACAGTATCAATTGCGGCCACCAGAGTGGCAATTGGTGCATTTGACATTGTTGACGCATCAACCCTGACAGTGTCCACCACGATCATTGGCAATTCTGGCATGGTCATTGTGGCCACAAGCACCATGGCAGTGGATGCGCAGCGCAGGCAGTCTGCCCAAATTCTCTTCATTGCAGTGTCATCCATGGCGGTCAATGCAAGACTAAAATGGGAACAAGAAAACGACACGTCAGAGAGCTGGTCAGGAATATCTGATAATTCAGAAACTTGGACACCGATCTCTGACCAGTCAGAAACATGGAATGCAATTAGTGATTCAAGTGAAACTTGGACTGCAATTGCTGATAATAGCGAAACTTGGCAAATAGCCGCATAGGGGTAAACATGGCAGATTCAACCACCACAAATCTATTGCTGACCAAACCAGAAGTCGGTGCATCCACCGACACCTGGGGAACAAAGATCAACACCGATCTGGACACCATTGACGCATTGTTTGATGCAGGCCCAGTGCTAAAGGTCACAAAAGGTGGTACTGGTGGTGCTACTGCATCAGCAGCCAGGACAGCACTTGGAGTGGCCATTGGCACTGATGTGCTGGCCTATGACTCCAACTTGCAGAGCTTTGTCACGGCATTCACATTGCCCACAGCTGACAGCACGGCCAATTTTGTTTTGAAGACAAACGGCTCTGGCACTTTAGGTTTTGCAGCTCCAGCTGCTGGTGATGCTGTGCTTTCAGCAGATCAAACCTTTACAGGCACAAACACCTTTTCTGGCTCTAGCAGTAAAACAGCCATTGTCCTAACCGATGCGGCTGAAGTAGCTACAGTATCTGCTACTGCGGCTACAGGCACGATTGCCTACGACATTACCACTCAGTCTGTTTTGTATTACACAAGTAACGCTTCTGCTAACTGGACAGTTAACTTCAGAGGCTCTAGCGGTACTTCATTGAATACTTTGATGACTACAGGTCAATCAATGACTGTGGCTTTCTTGGTGACTCAAGGTGCTACTGCTTACTACAATTCTGCTGTGCAAGTTGATGGCACTACATCTGGTGTTACGACACGTTGGTTAGGTGGTGCGCCTACTGCGGGAAATGCTAGTGGCATTGATAGCTATCGTTATTTGATTATCAAAGTTTCGTCTGGTACATTTACAGTTCTTGCCTCTGTAACTCAGTTCAAAGCCTAATCATGTGTATCTGCAAAAGATGTAATGTTGACAAACCTTTGGATGAATTCCAAATGGATAAGCGTAGGAACAAGCACTATGGTACTTGCAGAAAGTGCCGTGTCAAAGCGCAGAACGACAGAAGACTTGCAAACATTGACGAGAGCAGAAAGAAGACTCGTGAGTATTTGCGTGAGTGGAGGATTAAAAACCCAGAAAAAGCTCATGCTGCTGACAAAAGATATAGCGATAAAAACAAGGAAAAGCGAAATGCTTATGCCAAACAATATCGCAAAGACAATCCTGAGAAAATTAAAGCATTGGCTAAAGAATGGGCAAAAGCTAATCCTGAGAAAATCAGAGCCTATGGACAAAAAGCAGTTAAGGCTTGGCTTGAGCGTAACCCTGAGTATTCAAGCAACTTTTACAAGGCCAACAAAGAACGTTATGTTGCGGCTAGAGCAAGGCGTAGGGCGGCTCAAGAGTCAGCCACACCATCTTGGTTAACAGCCATTGACAAAGCAATGATTCAAGAGATGTACGATGTTTCTGAAGCAAGGTATATCCAGACTGGTATAAAACACCATGTTGACCACATTGTCCCAATAAACGGCAAAGGCGTAGCTGGTATGCACGTTCCTTGGAATTTACAAGTTATAACTGCTCACGAGAATTTGAGCAAAGGTTGGAGATTTTAATGCCATTACAAGCAACTTCTGGTGCTGCTAGTTACGATGCCTTTGGTGGCGGTGTTCCTGTAGTGCCTAACTACATTGAAGAAGTGTTTAGCACTTATCTTTACACAGGCAATGGAACTGATAGAACAATTACAAATGGAATTGATTTATCAACCAAAAAAGGCTTGGTTTGGATAAAAGCTAGAGATGCCGCTAGGAATCATGTTCTTGCCGATAATGTTTCAAACCAAACCACTTTAGCGACCAATTTAACGACAGTTCCGTCTTATGGTGGAACTGGAACTGTAACTGGGTATAACACAACGGGTTTTAATCTTGGAACAACCGATGCGTCAAATTCAGCAAGTGCTTTTACCTACGCCTCATGGACATTCCGCAAGCAACCAAAGTTCTTTGATGTTGTGACTTATACGGGGAATGGTACTAACGGCAGAACAGTAGCGCATAGCCTTGGAAGCGTACCGGGTTGCATGATTGTTAAGAGAACTGATGCCTCAAATGGATGGGCTGTTTACCATCGTTCAATGAATGCATCTCCACAAGATTACATGATGCGTTTAAATGCAACAGATGGGGCGTTTACAACAAGCCCATCACGTTGGAACAATACATTACCAACGTCAACAGAATTTACATTGAGTGGTAACGATGAGGTCAACGGCTCTGGTGGCACTTATGTGGGCTACTTATTTGCCCACAACGCAGGAGGCTTTGGTCTGACTGGTACAGACAATGTGATTTCGTGTGGGTCGTTTACGACTGATGGTAGTGGCAATGCAACAGTCAGTCTTGGATATGAGCCACAATGGTTACTAATTAAAAGTGTAACTTTTGGTGGTTGGTGGATTACAGACACCATGAGGGGTATGAGCGTTGCTAGTGGAGACAATGTAAAAGCATTGTTTGCAAACACTTCAGGCGCAGAAGCTAATGCCAATGAAGCTAGGCCAAATGCAACTGGTTTTACTGTTGGCCCATCTGGAAACTTATCATCATCAGATACATTCATCTACATAGCCATTCGCAGAGGCCCGATGAAAGTGCCTACGAGTGGGAGTAGTGTGTTTGCTCCTGTATTAAACACAGGAACTAGCACAAATACATTTTATTCTAGCGGTGGTTTTGCGCCAGATATGTTGTGGAATAAAATAAGAACCCTTGCCTATGGCACAGAGGTATGGGATAAATTGCGTGGTGTTACACAAATCTTAACCACCTCAAATACAAGTGCTGAAACTAATGGATTGGCTGGGTACGACTTAATATCTTTTAATAATACTGGAGTAACTGAAGGTGCAAATAGCAGTTCAGTAATGAATGTTTCACCATATACATATGTTAACTATATGTTTGGACGTGCCCCTAGCTTCTTTGATGAGGTTTGCTATACAGGGACGGAAGTTTCAGGTCAAACATTTAATCACAACTTAGGTGCTGTGCCTGAAATGATGATTGTGAAATCAAGAAGTGGTACAACAGATTGGACTGTTTACCATTCTGCACTTGGCGCGTCTGCCCGTATTTATTTAAACGCTACAAATGCCGCAAATACAGGAACTGCCGCCCCTTGGAATTCAACCACTCCAACATCTAGCGTGTTTTCATTGGGTAATGCGGGGGCAACTAACCTTTCAGGTGGGACTTTTGTCAATTACCTATTTGCTACTTGTGCAGGTGTTTCCAAAGTAGGTTCATACACAGGTAATGGCTCATCACAGACAATTAACTGTGGTTTTACAGGTGGTGCGAGATTCGTGCTTATCAAGAAATCAAGTGGTACAGGTGATTGGATGGTGTCAGATTCAGCACGAGGGATTGTTTCTGGGAATGACCCCTACCTTGAATTAAATAATACAAATGCAGAAGTTACTGGCGAAGATTGGTTGGACACAGATAGCACAGGCTTTGTTGTTAACGAGGTTTCTGGCTCTAATGCCAATACCAATGGCGCAACCTACATATTTTTAGCAATTGCTTGAGGTAATTAAAATGCAAATACGAACACAATCAGGGCAAGTAATGTACGAAGCAGAATTTCGTGCATTTACAAAAGCCAATGGTGGCCCATCATGGGAAACAACAACAACTGAAGTCTTAGAGGCTCTTGGTGCTGAAGTAGTCTTTGAAGGCGCACAAGCTACTGGTGGAACTGTTTACCAATACTCTCAAGCCTCTGGTGTAGAGCAAGTAGATGGCAAGTGGTACACAAAGTATGTGCTTGGCCCTGTCTTTATTGACCAAGTTGTAGATGGTGTAACTACTACTGCTGCTGAACAAGAGACTGCTTACAAGGCTCAGAAGGATGCTGAACAGGCCAAATCTGTGCGCACCACACGCGACACCAAGCTGGCCGAATGCGATTGGCGCGTCATCAAGGCTGCTGAGACTGCAACAACATTGGATGCGGCCTGGGCAACTTATCGCCAGGCGCTGCGTGATGTAACTGGCCAGTCTGGATTCCCTTGGACCATCACATGGCCTGATGCACCATGACACAAGAAGTCACCCACGAACAAATCTACGAGCGACTGATTGCAGTTGAAACTAAAGTAGATTCCATAGACAAGAACACAAGTGGTCTTGTAGAGGCTATGAAGGCCCTTGATGGGGCTTTTAAAGTGCTTGGATGGATAGCCTCTGCTGCCAAGCCTATTCTGTGGGTGGGTGGATTGATCATGGCTGCTGGTGCTATTTGGCAGACTTGGATTAAAAAATGAAAGACTGGGCCGTGGCAATCATTGCTGCGGTCTGCATCACTGCATTTGTAATTTGGTGCAGTTTTGTCATTGTTTTGATGTGGCCATGATTTATGCTCTGGTCCTATTAGCAGCAACCACAGAATATCGATGCACCAGGTGGACATGGACTGGTGATGTCTACAATCGGAAGGTTGTTTGTCTCAAGTGGGAGAAGAGAAAATGATCGATCCAATCACGGCCCTAGCAGGGATACAAAGCGCCATTAGCATGGTCAAGAAGGCAGCAAATGTTGCCAATGACCTAGGCTCACTTGCGCCCATGATTGGCAAACTTTTCGATGCCAAGTCAACTGCCACCAAGGCCATGCTGCAAGCCAAACAGTCTGGCAAAGGCAGCAACATGGGAACGGCCCTCCAGATCGAGATGGCACTGGAGCAGGCTAGAGCCTTTGAGGAAGAGCTGAAAATGCTTTTCATGCAGACAGGCAAGATCGATGTCTGGAACAAGATTAAAGCTAGGCAGGCCGAGATGGACTTGGCTGATGCCAAAGAAATAAGCGCATTAAAGAAGGCAGAGAAAGCAGCCAAAGAGAAAGAGCAAGAACAATTAGAGATTGGCCTGGCAATTGGTGGAATCTGCTTTGTCTTGTTTCTGGTGTTTGTCGGTGTGAATGAATTGATGGAATTTTGCGCAGCTACCAGAAGGTGTGGTCGGTGAATGAGTATCAAAAGACCTTTGACCTATGCCTCAAGATATTCGTTTACGGGTGTGTGGCGCTTTATTTTTTGGGGTTTATGAAATTCTTACCTGATGATCTGTCTGACAGAATTGTCAATTTAATGCTTGGCAAAATAGGATTGGGCAAATGAGATATTTACTGCTTCTTTTATTGCTGACTGGCTGCGAAGAAAATTATCGATATAAGTGCCAGAATCCTGACAATTTTCATGCTTTAGAGTGCCAAAAGCCTAGATGTCTGTTTACTCAGACTTGCCCAGAGTATTTAGTCGCACCAATTTTGGAGAAAAAGATTGAAGAAGTTAAACCTAACAACTGAAGAGATCGAGGTCAGGGTCTGGGGCATTGTGGTGCTTGCTGTTACCTTTATTCTTTTCTTTATCGTAATTGCTTTGCTTTATTCTGTGACATTCGTTACACAACCCATCAAGAGCATGGCGCCAGTAGATCAAGCCTACGTTAAGATGATGAATGACATCGTGCTTCTAATTGTTGGCGGCATTGGCGGGGTTATTGGTAAACGGGCAATGACTTCTAGGCAGCAGCCACCACCCATGGGCCAGCCAATGTGCCAGCCCATGCAAGGCTATGGCCAATATGGATACAGCAACAATCACGGGTTTAATGCCACCACCAATGGCATCCCAAACCAGCCATTTGGTGCAATGCCCAAGTGGACCAATCCAGAGCTTGATGAGTCTTGGACCCCTGGTCCACCACCAGACACGCCACCGGACCATCTTGAGGATGACCATGAGCGCGAACAGCTGGCGCAGGCAAGACAGGAGTCAGAATAATGTTTGGCATCCCATTACCCTATATCGCCCTGGCAATCGGCATTGCTTTGTTTGGCTCTTACCGAGGTGGCTATCACTTTGGCTGGGAAGACAGGGACAATGACATGAAGATTGCCATTGCCCAAAAGAATGATGAAGCCAGAGCCAAAGAAAAAGAGCTTGGCGAGAAACTGCAAGACCAGGAAACGAAACTCAGAAAGGCCCAAGATGATGTCAAGAAAAAACAGTCTGCTATGCATGAGCTTGCTCGCACTGGTCGGCTGCGCCTCCCAACCGCAAGTTGTCCACAAGCCAATGCAAGTGCCACCATTGCCATTGGAAATCCACAACCCAGCCAGCCCGATGAAAGCGAACTTGAGCGACAGACTATTGCAACTCTTATCGACCTCGCAGCCGAAGGAGACAAAGCCATTGTCAAGCTCAACGCCTGCGTCAGCGCCTACGAAGAAGTAAGGAGAATTGTCAATGGTCAATAGTCAGCAGCTCCAGCAACTGCACATTGGCCCAGAGTGGGTCGATGCGCTTAATGAAACTTTCCAGCGCTTTGACATTTCAACACCATTGCGCCAGGCTGCCTTTATTGGCCAGTGTGGCCATGAGTGTGGCAATTTCAGAATCCTAGAAGAGAACTTGAATTACAGGGCAGAGGCTTTGCAAAAGCTCTGGCCCAAGCGCTTTGACGCGGCCAAGGCCCAAGCCTGCGCCAGAAACCCCAAACTCATTGCAAACACTGTTTACAGCAACCGAATGGGAAATAGAGATGAGGCCAGTGGTGATGGATATCGTTTCCGAGGCCGTGGCTGCATTCAATTGACAGGCTCTGCCAACTACCACCACGCTGGCCAAGCGCTTGGCGTGGACCTGATCATGCAGCCGGAGCTGGTGGCCACGCCCCAGTATGCAGCGCTGACTGCTGGATGGTTTTGGAACACTCACAAGCTCAACCAGTATGCGGATAGTCAAGACTACCGGACCATGACCAAGAAGATCAATGGCGGCTTTATTGGGCTAGATGATAGAATTAAGCATATAAATGAAGCACTTTCAGTGCTTACTTAAATTAAATTGACATATAAGTCATGTAAGGTGTTGATATGTCAAACATTCCCACACCAGAAGACTCCGCGCTATTTGCACAAAGTGTGCGGAAATGGCAGCAAGTGCTTAATCTTGGCGACTGGCGCATTGAGAAGGGCTTGAAGCCTGCAAAGAATGCCATGGCTTCAGTGGAATTTAATGAAGCGGCCAGGCTGGCCACATATCGTTTGGGTGACTTTGGTGCTGAAAAGATCACCCCAGAATCTTTAGACCAGACGGCCCTGCATGAATTGCTTCATGTCTTTTTGCATGATCTTATGACAGTGGCCCAAGACCCTAAGTCATCTCAAGATGAGATTGAGACACAAGAGCATAGGGTGGTCAATCTGCTAGAAAAATTACTCTCTAAGGACTCTCATGGGCGCTCATAACGAAACTTGCAGTGATATGGAGTTTATCCAACTGTGGGGTCAACTTCAATCTGCCACAAAAATAGCCAAACATTTGGGAATAAACAATAGGGCGGCTCATTTACGCAGACGATGGATTGAAAAGCAATACAACATGGTACTTAACGCAAGTGACTTGCGTGGTATGCAATACGATAAAAATAAACCTAAGTCATTTAGTCCACTCAAGCAAGTTGAGCTTGGAATGCTGGATGGCACTGTAATCGTTTTCTCTGATGCGCACTTTATACCTGGTCAAAGGTCTACGGCCTTTAAAGGCTTACTGTGGGCCATCCAAGAATTCAAGCCTCATGCGGTGATCTGCAATGGAGATGCGTTTGATGGTGCGTCTATAAGCCGCCATGACGTTACTGAACAACCAGCGACTACTGTCATTCAAGAACTAAAGGCTTGTCAGGGTGCGCTTAACGAAATAGAGGAGATTGCAAAGTCTGTCCGACATAATGTAAAGCTACTGTGGACATGGGGCAATCACGATGTCAGATTTGGCAACCGACTGGCCCAACACGCACCACAATTTAAAGAAGTATTGGGATTTAAGCTAACAGACCACTTCCTAGATTGGGAGTTTTGCTGGGCGGTATGGCCCACTGAGCAGTGCATCATCAAGCACCGATACAAGGGTGGTGTTCATGCCACTCACAACAATACTGTCAATGCGGGTGTGTCAATAGTTACTGGACACTTGCATAGCCTAAAGGTCACGCCATTTGCTGACTATAACGGCAATCGTTTTGGAGTAGATACAGGCACTTTGGCTGAGACTGATGGCCCACAATTTACCTATGCCGAAATCAATCCAGCCAATCATCGATCAGGCTTTGCGGTGCTGAACTTCTTTAATGGGACACTTTTGTGGCCAGAGCTGGTCCACAAATTTGACGAAGACATGGTGGAATTTAGGGGTGAGGTCATCGATGTGGGTGAATTTTGAGCGCCTGGCTGATCATTCTGACTGGCGCGATCTATGCCTACATTGCCGGGGAGCAGCTCTTTAAAGGCAACCCGCACATGGCAGTGGTCTATGCAGGCTACGCATTTTCAAATGTGGGGCTGTACTTGATGGCCAAGTAAGCCCCATTTAGGGCAAAATTAGACCATGGCCAGCCAAACACAACAACTTGAGAATCCAGCTCCACCAGGACTCGGTTATCCGACCGAGACCTATGAGCGCAGGCATTTCAACGAAAACAATGGCGCATTGACTGTTTACTTTAAGAAACTGTCATTTGTGCTTGGTTCTTTGTTTGGACCAAGGGGCGGTCGGTTTATGAATAACCCCCATGGGGCTTTCCAAGATTCGACCGATCAAGTGGCTGCCAACACCACCACGGCCTATCCGGTCACATTCAACACCACAGACTTTGCTAATGGTGTGACAATGGCCAGCGGGTCAAGAATCACTGTGGCCGATGCCGGAATCTGGAACTTGCAGTTTTCCATTCAACTAAAAAACACCACAAACGATGGTCAAGATGTGGATATTTGGTTTCGCAAAAATGGGACAAATATTGCCAATTCAAACAGCAGATTTCACTTGGTAGCAAGAAAAGGCACTGGCGACCCTAGCCATATCATTGCTGCATTGAACTTTTTTGTAAGCATGAATTCAAACGATTACATTGAAATTATGTGGAGAACTGAAAATACTGGCGTAAGCATAGAGGCTTTTGGGACAAGCACCAGCCCAACACGGCCAGCAGTCCCATCAGCCATTGTCACAATGAGCTTTGTCTCAAACATTACCTAAATACTGCCATGTACATACCTTTAAAGCTACCCCCAGGTGTTTTCCGAAATGGTACTGAATACCAGGCAGCAGGCCGCTGGTATGACGCAAACCTAGTTCGCTGGTATGAAGGGACACTGCGCCCCATCAATGGATGGCGCACCAGGTCAAGCTCACAGATGACAGGCTCATGCCGAGGCATCATTACTTGGCGCGATAACAGTGGCAACCGATACATTGGCGCTGGTACGCATTCCAAGCTCTACGCCATGAACGAGGCTGGGACACTCAAAGACATCACACCCACAGGCTTCACAAGTGGCTATGCCAGCTCCACAGTGCTGACAGGCTATGGTTACAGCACTTATGGCACATTGGCCTATGGCGTGGCACGGCCTGACACTGGGACACCAATCCCAGCCACCACATGGTCACTTGATACATGGGGCGAGTATTTGATTGCTTGCTCCAGCACCGATGGCAAGATTTACGAGTGGCAATTAGGTTTTGCAACGCCCACGCTGGCAGCAGCAATCACCAATGCGCCAGTCAACAACAAGGCGGTTTTAGTCACCCAAGAGCGCATTATCTTTGCCCTTGGCGCTGGTGGAAACCCACGCAAAGTGCAGTGGTGCGACCAAGAGAACAATACCCAGTGGACACCAGCAGGCGATAATCTTGCAGGCGACTATGACTTGGCCAGCCCTGGCACACTGATCGCTGGCAAGCGGGTCAAGGGTGTAAACCTACTGTTTACAGATGTGGATGTCCACACGGCCCAGTATGTTGGCGCCCCATTTGTCTATGGCTTTGAGAAGGCGGCAAGCGGGTGCGGCCTCATTTCAGCCCAGGCTGTGGCGGCCATTGACACGGCAGCCATTTGGATGAGCAATTCTGGCTTCTGGATTTATGACGGCTATGTCAAACCACTGCCAAGTGATGTGTCAGATTACATTTTTACCAATATCAACTTTGCCCAGGCATCTAAGATTTATTCGGTCCATGTCAGTAAATTTGGTGAAATCTGGTGGTTCTACCCAAGTGCTGCCAGCAATGAGAATGACAGCTATGTCACTTTCAATTACCGCGAAAACCACTGGAACATTGGCACATTGGCCCGAACTGCTGGGGTTGACGCTGGTGTTTACACATACCCTTTAATGGTCTCAAGCACTGGCTACATCTACGAGCATGAGGTCGGTTTTAACTATGACAGCGCCAGCCTTTATGCTGAGTCTGGACCAGTCCAATTGGGCAATGGCGACAACATCATGTCTGTGCGCCAAGTTGTCCCAGATGAGCAGACGCTGGGTGAGGCGGTGGTTTCATTCAAAACCCGCAATTACCCGACAGGCACACAATCGTCATTTGGACCATATACGGCAGCCAACCCGACTTCAGTCCGGTTTTCTGGCCGTCAAGTCAATATGAAGGTGACTGGCAACACTTTGGCCGACTGGCGCATTGGCGTGATGAGGCTTGACGCTGTGCCAGCTGGTAAGCGATGAGCGATAAAGAGCATTTGGAAAGACTGCGCCATCATGTGGAGGCGGCATTAGAATACTCTGGAGGCACACATAATTTTGACGATGTCGCTGAGATGGTCGAGGATCACAGATTACAGCTGTGGCCAGCCAAGGACTCGGTGGTATTGACAGAGATCATTGTCTATCCCAGGCTAAAGAATTTGCATTATTTTCTGGCTGGTGGCGACCTAGATGAACTCTCAAGGATGAGACCATTGATCGAATCCTGGGGCAAATCAGTTGGTTGCACCAGGGTGACTTTGGCAGGCCGAAGAGGCTGGGCAAAGACATTTTTGAAAGACGAAGGTTACAGCCCACAATGGTCTGTAATGGCAAAGGAACTTTAGGGGAATAAATATGGCATCAGAAGCACTCAATTGGGCATTGGCCAACGGCATGACGCAGGCCGAATTTGATCGAAACATTTTCAATGCTGTGCTTGATGCGCAGAAGCCTGGCTCTGGCGTAACAGATTCTATGCTCCGGTCTGAGATGGATCGACTTGGCATCTCTCCAGCAGATGTGGCCCGTGCCACTGGCGTGACCACTCAGAGCGTTGAATCCAGATACGCCACTGCCATCCCCAAGACTGAGGCCGAGCTGATTGCTGATGCAGCTGCTGAGGCAGAACTTGCAGCGCGTACAGCGCGAGACACAACAGCCAGCCAGTCTTTGATTGATGCGCGAAACTTGGCGGCTCAGACTTCTGCTGGCAATTTGAGTGCGGCTCAATTGGCGGCTGCCAATGCGGCCCAGCTGGCATTGGTCCAAAGACAAAACGAAGCGGCTTTGGCTTTGCAACAACGCAATGCAGCAGCAGCGGCTGAAGCAGCGCGTTTGGCTGCATTGCAAAGAACTGGTGTAACAACGCCAGTAACAACGCCAGTAACAACACCTGGCCTACTCGGCCCAACTGGTGCGACCAGTGTGACTGGCACGACTCCATTTGCCAATGCCACCCAAGGCTTTGCCCAGAACTTTGCTAATTACCAGTCAATCCCCATTGGCGCTCAATACAACCCCAATGTGACAGCTGGCGGTGCATCCCCATATTCTCAGATCATGGGCCAGATGCGACCACTTGGCAATCCATACGCCAATGTGGTGGCAGGCCAAGCAATGGGTGGATATAACCCTGGTCTATATGACCAGATCGCAGCTGCTAATTTGGCCAATACAACGGCAGAGCAGGCAGCGGCAACGGCAGCGCAAAACACTCAGCAAGAATCAACAGGCATGGCTCAAGGTGGCATGGTCCATCGTGGCGTGATGTTTGGCGCAAACCCACCTGGTCCAGATGATGGCGCTGTCAATCTTGATATTGGCGAGTATGTGATCAAGAAGTCTTCAGTCAACAAGTATGGCCGCGGTCTTCTGGACATGATCAACGAAGGCAAAGTGTCTGCCAAGAAAATGAAATCTTTACTCGGATAAGGTGGCAATATGTCAAAAGGTGGAACAACAACGTCAACAAGCTCCATTGATCCACAGATCAAAGAAGCATTCTTGGCCAACTTTCAGCAGGCTCAAGGGGTCGCTGGCGCTTTGCCGACTCAGCAGTTTGCTGGCTATAACCCGATGTATCAGGCAGGCGAGGAAGCCCTGGTCAATACTGGCCTTGCTGGCCCAGGCATTACTGGCACAGACTTGGCCGCACAAATGGCGGCTTATGGCGGTGTCTATCAGCCTGCACAGATTTCAGCGCAGCAGACTAATTTGGGCATGACTGGACCAGGCTCTATTGGCTCTTACATGAATCCATTCACAAGCGAAGTGCGCACCAATGCATTGGCTGACTTGGAGTCTGCAAGACGCGCTGCCATCCAGCAGACTGGTGAACGTGCCACGCAAGCCCGTGCATTTGGTGGATCACGCCAAGGTGTGGCCGAGTCTTTGACCAATCTTGGCTTTGCCAAGCAGGCAGGCACTCTTGGCACTCAACTGAACGAGCAAGCATTCAATCAGGCGATGGCCATGCAGCAGGCCGACATTGGTCGCAGATCAGCAGCCGACATTGCCAATCAGCAAGCAGGCTTGCAAGGTGCGCAATTGAGGCTAGGCGGTGCAAGCCAGCTAGGTAATTTGGCTGCGCAACAACAAGCATTGCGCCTTGGTGGCGCTCAAGCGGTCATGGGCGCTGGCGGTGCGCGTCAGGCCCAAGAGCAGCAACAAATGGATGCAATCCGAAATATTGGCCTCCAGCGTCTTGGCGTGGTCCAGTCTTCACTGGGTGCGCAGCCTGCCAATCTTGGCATGGTGGCGACAACTCCATACAGCCAGAATGTCGGTGCTGGCGCCCTTGGTGGTGCTTTGGCTGGCGCTCAATTGGGCAGTGTTGTCCCAGGTATTGGTACAGCAATTGGTGCAATTGGTGGCGGTGTTCTTGGCCTATTGCGTTAATTAGAAGGATTAAAAAATGGCTAATGAAACTGGATTTGATTTAAGCAGTTTGTTCAGTGGCGGGTTTGGAGGCACTCCATCAGGACTTGATGCATTGCTGACAGCAGACCAGCGCAAATTGATGGGGCGCAATGCAACACTTTCAGCAGCTGCTGCACTATTGCAAGCCAGTGGCCGAAGTGCAGTGCCAATCAGCTTGGGCCAAGCACTGGGTGGAGCTTTGCAAGCTGGCCAGCAAGGTTATCAGCAAGCTAGAGCTGGCTCATTGCAAGATTTGCTTTTGGGTGGAAAGCTGAAAGAGATGCAAACAGCCCAAGAATTGCAAACCCAATTGGGCAATATTTTTACCAAACCAACAACTGCATTGACTCCAGAGCAGCAGGCATTGATGGCGC